AGGAATTTGTAAATATCCCATTTCTTTGTTTATTTCATAAGAAAATTGTGTTACATGCAACTTTACAGATTTTTGTTGTAGTGGTAGTCCATCAAACTTTAAGTTAACATAACCATTAATATTATTTTTATCTGGTACATATTGTTCATCTATTATTGTATAAGAAGGTTTAATACTTTGTATTAGTGCTAAAAGGTTGTTATAGTTCTCCACACACTCAGACCTATATTCTGAAAGTACATTAAATGTAAACTTTGCTTTTTGTAATAGTCTTATAGCAGCAGTGTCGTTTGTGAATGACACTGGGGCGAATGGTAATTGTTGTTCTCTTGTCTCGTATGATATATCACTATTTTCTAAGTAGGCTTTAAAACTTAAGTTATTTATGTGTAATCTTATATTTTCATCTGTGAAGCGCATTTTATACTGTCACTCCTGGTAACATAGAAGATATTTTCCTATTAGGATCAGCAGCAGATGTTGCTACAGCAAGGGCTGCCGAACGTTCTATTAAATGTTCTGCGTCTTTTTCTCTTAATGTTGCAACTAGCGCGCCTTTTGGAATCTGTACATTAGTATTTATCTTTAACTCTCCAATGCTTTCTTTTATACTATTAGAGATAGTCATTGCTTGTTCTTTAGAGGAATATTCTTTTGAAGAAGAATAACTTTCTTTTAAATCTTTGCTGTATTCTTTAACTTTATTATTAATAGATTCATTGTTTGTATAAGAAGTTTCTTTAATTCTATCGCTCATGGATCGTACTGAACTTACCATAGGTTCCATTGTTTTAATTTGTTTTCTAGCCTGCTCTTCTGGTGTACTTGCTTCAACTTGCAAAAATTCATCGTTAGCAGCTGGTTGTGCGACCGCAACCAGTTGACCAGTTGATTGATCTATTTTATATAATGTAGTGTTGGTCTCTATGTTACCAGCTCCTAAAAATGGTACTGGTGATCCGGATATGTTAGATTGGTTTGGATTATTAACAGACATACCTTGTGTAGATGTTGGCCCTGTGTTCCACGATGATATAGTTGAAGCCATACCAGCAACAGCTCCAATTGCTGCTAAGCCACCCATAACTTTACCACCAGTAGAAAGTTTACCAGCTGCTCCCGCAACACCCCCTACACCACCTTTTGGTATCTGGGACGCTTGTATGGCTGTCATTTGTATCTGCGTGCCTGTTTGCGCTATTTCAAATCTTACATGAGCAAATACCTCTGAGAAAACTTGTTTTAGAGTCATACCAAGCAACTTTGTAGCACCTCTAAGAGCTAAATAAGCTAGCGGTATTCCGACCATTAGAAAGGTGCCAAGACCTGTAAAATGATCATTCATCCACGATATACCTTCTGCTATCGTTCCAATGATACTTATTATCGGAGTTAAAGCTATTTGCATGCCTTCTATTGCTTTGTTTAACTTTGTTTGAGCATCTACGCTCTTTTTCTTACGTTCTTCTAGTTCTTTCTCCGAGGCAGCATTTTTCTGCATCAATCTATTTGCGTCTTGTAAACTTCCGTTAAAAAATGCTGCTGCTTTCGCAACGTCACCACCAAAAGACTCAGCCAATAGTCTCTTATAACCAGCGTTTAGATTCTCAAAAGATTGACCAGATTGATCAAATGCTTGTTTGAGCATCATAAGTCTTTCGGATGGATCAGCACGCATCATATCCGCTATATTTATAGAAGTTCCACCCAGAGCAGCATTAAGCTTGGATACTGACTCAGCTGCGGTATCCCAGTTGTTAAACTGTTCTGCGAAATCTTCTAGATCGCCAGTAGACATGACACCTTTTGTCATTGCAGCAAAAGAATTAAGTTCTTTAAATATCTGCGTTGCTTCTCTGCCATAAGCAGCTAATTTGGGCATTAGTTTTTCAAATTCTTTAGTATATTCTCCAACGTCTCTTCCGGCAGCTATGGCATCTTTTGCTAGGTTATTAATCACCTTGTTTGCTTCATCGGCAGATTTACCTAGGGCACCCATTAAGGTAGAAGCTATTTTGGCATAATTTGATGCAGAGATACCCAATGTCTCTAACGAAGCTGCATTTGCTGTTAACAGCCTTCTCTGTTGTTCCGTCATATTATTGAAACCGTTCATCTGTTTTGTTAAAGCGGTATAAGCGGCTCCAAATTCCTTTAGTCCAACACCATATGGAGCAAGATTTGATACAGCTGAGCTTTTAAACACAGTTCCATTAGTTGCAACTTGTTCAAATTCTTTTCCCATTCCTCCTAAATCTTTATTTATTTGTGCTAAATTTTTATCAAATTCAAAAGTAGACTTAATAAGGAATTTATCTATAAACCCAAAAAATAAATTCATAGAGTTTTGCGGCGACAAGAACGAATCGGCTACTTGTACCAACATATTTTTTATAACGCCACCTTGTTTGCCTGCATTCGCAACAATTAAATTAGTAAAGAAGCTGTTAGAAGAACTAGCACCAAACATTTTTTTGATATGACTATCAAGTGCGCCATTAACATCTTCCATAGCCTTATTTGCCTGCTTCTCAGACTCCGCCAATGCTATATTTGCTGCGGCTTCTGATTTTACAGCTGCGGCAGTATCTTCTCTAAGTTTAATTTCTTTTTCTATATTAGGTAAATTTTCCTTAAAAATTTGTAAATTAGCTTCTTCTATACCATTTAAAATATTTCTTGCTTGTGATTCATCGCCTGTTAATTTTGTTAATTTTTTAATTATTTCTAATTTTTCATTGTCTGTTAAAATACTATTTTGTGTACGATTATCTATATCACGAAGAATTTTAGAAAATTCTTCACGCGCTTCATTGTTGTCCTGCAAATTATCAGTTGCTTTTTTTATAGCATCATTGGCTGTTACTTGACCTTTGGCTATTCTATCCGCTAGATCTAAGCCGTCTTTATCTAATTCTCTTTGTTTTTCTTGTATGGCAATTAATTCTTCAGCGGCACTTCTTTGTTCGCGTATAGCTCTTGTTAATTCACTTGATATTTGTTCTATTTCTCTTTGTCTACTTTTTATAGATGCATCTAGAGAATCTTTTAGATATTGATACTCTGATGTTAGCCCTTTGGCGGCGCGATTTGCAGAAAGTAAGTTTGCTTCTTCTTGTTCTAATTGAGAAATAATTTCATTTGTACTATCGCCAAATTTCTTTTTAATATCATTTAAAGATTCATATTCTTTTCTGGCATTTCTTAATCGTATTATATACTCTTCCGAGATGTCACCGGATTGGCTGGAAACTCCCGGACCAGCTGGCTGGCTAGGATTATTTGGGTCGCCTGGATTATTTGCCATAATTTATAAATTCCTACAGTTAATAATATAATTATATAGCTAACAAAAAAGCGAGCCTAACAGCTCGCTTTTTTTACTTACTATTTATTTTTTTTCAGACTCTTCCTTTAATTGCTTAATTAACCGTTCAGTCATCCAATTCCTTAATCCAACTGGTAGTGAGTAAAGCTCCATAAATGACCAATTTCCGTGATGTTTTAACAGAAACAATTGCTCATAAAGACTACGGCTATATTCATCACTTAGGCCAAAAAAATTCCTGCGTAAAAGGAACCTCCAGGTCTTGTTCCTCTGCGCAGGAACTGCAAACATAGTGTTTTTCTATAACCATGTTGGGAATAACTCTTTGATAAGTATTCCTTAAAATTTTAGCATCATAAGCTGGCATAACATCAACTGCATTATTTATCATTTCTTCATCAAAAACAGAATTGATAGATACTATAATTAATTTTAACTGCTCAGAAATAGCAAGTTCACTTGAATTATCGTTTTTATTCTTTTTTTGTTCTATTATTCCAAGTATTTTTCTCTCATCAACACCGGTCATCATTTTGCATTCTACTATCCAATTTGTTTTAGGGAGCAATAATAATATATTACCGTTCTCTAATTGTGTAATAGATGATACTTCTGGTATTGCTTGTTTTAAATCTTCTGGTGTTGTTTTTAACTTTGCTTCTGTTAAATCAATACTAAGGATATTTTTAGAACCACAAGAACTACAGTTAACAGTTACATCATAGTTAGCACCATAAGCACTAATTCTTGCTGCAACCATTATTGCATTTTTATCTCCAACTAATAATGTTGATACCGGTATGGACTTATCTACCAACAGTGATTCTACTAATTTTTCTATTAATAATCCCTTACGGATATATGATTTATTAGTTAATATATCCTCTTCCTTGGCGGTCATCTCTTTGATTTCAACGTATGTTTTATTATTTAACGGGTGACCTTCTGGGTATGATTTACCTTTGGATGGTAAATCTACTAAAATTGTGGGATTTGGAAAACTTAATAAATCTTTTTGTACTTCTACTTTTGGTAAATCTTCTAATTGTGGTTTGTTTTTTAATTGCTCAAATCGTTCTTCTAAATTATTTCTCATGATCTCCTACTTTCTAATTTTTGTTTTTCACGTTCACTTGCCATTTTAGCATCTTTATAAACCGCTACTTGATTTCGCAATGGACTTAATAAAATATCATATCTATCATTTATAGCTACTTGCTGATTTCTTAAATCTTTTATTACGTCGTTGTTTGGCTCTGCCTTCCTTGACTCTGCATCTATTTCATCTTCCAAACTAAATGTAGCTTGGTCTCTTTCTATTTTCATTATACTCATTTTTTGATCTATTTCGTTAATTTTTGTTTGATTAAAATCTATTAAATTCTGTTGATATCTTACTTGATTTTGCTCAATTTTTTCTTGTTCGTACTTTTTATAGTCAGATTCAGATAGAATACTTTTTTTCTGGTCATCTATTATTTTCTGTGCCGCTCCGATAGCATTAATATATTGTGCTTCGGCTAAATTTGCATTTTCTTCTGCTATATTTACTTTATTTTGCGCTTCGTTTCGTGCTCCTGTATCTGATGCATTTATTTTAGCTAATTCATCTCTAGCTTTTTGTAATTCTCTTTGTGTTTCTATGCTTCTAGACGATGCCTCATTAAATATTTGTTCTGGGGTCTCTTCAGTGTCAGAAGTATTATTTTGTATTATGTTATTTAAACGTTGTTTTAGTTCTTGTACTGTTTTTTTAGTTTCAGGATCATCTATTGATTCATATTTGTCTATAGCTTTTTGCAAACCTTCAACATCATCAAAACCAGCCTTGGAAATTATTCTGACGTTAGATCCTGCGTTTTTATCATTAATCAATGTGTCACCAGCAACGATAAGTTCAGTAATAGGTTTATTTTTTTCTTTTTTTGTTTCTTTCTCTTCAGGTTTAATTTGTTCTTTAATTTTTGGTTTTTCAGGAACCTTAACTTCATTCATTGGTATCAATGCAGCCCAATCATATACTAAATCAACAGTTATTGATAAAATTCCATCTACTGAGTAATCTAATTTACCACTGTTTAATGAAGTTATTAATGGATTATATAATCTCCATTTTTCAATAGTTTTTCCATCTCCATCTAATTCTGCTATGCACAGATAGTTTTTTGAATAGTCTGTACCATCATCTTGTAAACTGTTTGGCGGCTGACCGCCCAGTGCACGATTAAATCCATTTTTAAAATGATAATCTCTAAACCTAAGTAATAAATCTTCTTTTTCATATTCATTTGGATTATAATATCCAACACTTCCTAGAATGTGTTGAAAAAATAATTGTGTAGATTTTTGATAAGATTTATTAGAACCATCCCTGTTGTAGTTATCTCTAACACGTGATTTATTTTTATCGTTTATTGCCGGCTCTATAGGGTACTCGACAATGTATCCATCTCTACCATTATCACGTACCAATACATCATAGAATTCTATTTTTATAGGATTCCATATTAATCTCTTAGGAAAATTAAATGCGTGAGCATAAAGATATTTTGCCTGCAATGAATCTATCTTAAAGGATGGTCTATCAACGGATTTAGCAAAATAATGAGGTATTACGCTAGGTCTAAACCAATTATCTGGTTCGTTTGATTGTGGCTCTCCAAAAGAAATAACCCATCTGTGCTGTTGTTTTGGCAGCAAATCAGATGGGTTATTCCAGAAAGCCATTTAGTATACCTCTACAGTTGTTGTAATATGTATTAAATAGATGTATACTTAAAAAAAGAACAAATTATCGACCTGAGAAATCAGCCCAGTCATAACGGAAGTTATACTCAGCAGTTAATATACCATCAGCTGAGTAATCTAAGTTATTTAGAGCAACAGTTGTAATAAATGCATTTCTTAACGTCCATGTATCTACAGCAAAACCCTCAGAGTTTAAAACTTCTATCTTTACATCTCTTGTTTCTATCACTGAACGATCTTTGGAGATCGTTTTCATATTAGCTGGGCCTGTTTGTGGACCGGCGTTTTGTGGATTTACCCAACCCGCTTTATCTAAGAAATCATATGATCTCTTAGAAACGTTTACTGTTCCTGGGCCAGTAGCATCTACAAATCTTAATTTAACTGGTGTCCAGGTTATCTTACCAGGAAATGCAAATTCCTTATCTAAATAATGAACTTTTGTTTCGCTAGCAATTGTATATACTGGTCTGTCTGCATATTGTGCTAGATAAGTCGATTCGGTTCCTGAGTTATTGCTGTTTAAGTAACCAAATGTAACTTTAAATTTAAACTGTCTTTTTGGATCTAATGAGGGATTGCTCCAGAATGCCATTTTATTATTCTCCTAATTATTTAGTTATTCCGAAAATGCACTTCCAGCATTTGTTACCACAAAATCAATAGCAATATATTCTATGGCTCTGGTTGGTCTTATGTAAATCTTGCAATACATTATATTACGGTCTATTAGATCAGCAGTTGTTGTGGTTTCATCTAGTACTATTTTGGCGTCATCTAAGCCATACCCATTCTTAATTGCTAGTAAGAATGGATCAACTACTGATTTAAAGTTGCTCCAGGTTGCTTCTACGTTAGGCTCAAAGAGAACTCTTGTAGCAGCTCTTGAAATTTGTTTCTTAATGTAATTAACTAATCTACGGACATTTACTCTATCTAATGCAGAAGGAGTTGTTTGTAGGGTCTTTTGTCCAAAGATCACTACACCTTCATTTGGGAATGTTGCGATTGGATTAATGTTTATATTATATAGAGCATCTCTATCGGATGATATTAAGTGTAAAGAAGTTCTTGAAACAGCTAATCCTGCTGAATTTACATTTAATCCACCACGGCTAAACCCGGCTGGTGCAAACCATAGAGCTTGACGACCTTCTGTGCCACCTAAAGCTCCGAGTGCAGCTATGGATGCTGGCATAAAGATACCTTCGGTTGGTACGAACACAGCTGGAAAATAAGCTGCTCCATAACTGTTGTCTATTTGTCTGCTTTCTAGATTTTCGACAACAGAAGTTACACTATTTGGTCTATCTTCTACTCCGGAATTCATGTCGTGTGCGTAGCGATAATCTCCTTTGAGATCTATTAGGGCAAGGGAATCTCCTCTTAATTTACAAACTTCTAGCATGTGGCTAGTTAATTCCTCGTTTTGCAAACCAGGAACACAAAGAATATTCATATCTAGAGTTTCTGGTTCAGCAACCATGTCGATTGCTTGTTTGATTGCGCGATAAGCAGCGTTGGTATCTTCGTTACCTGTTGATAAAACATAATCGCTTACAAATGCTTCTGGGATTGTAATGTTTTTAGCATCAAAACCACTGTACATAGGCATATCAAATCCTAGGACAGATCCTGATACAGAAACACCGCCTAATAGTATATCATAGTTGTTATAATATGTACCGCTTACGTATTGAACAGAATTTGCTGATGAGCTTATAAATCTTGTATGGAATAATACATCATCAGATATAATTGCATCTGATGGTTTTTTAGAAAGTACGTCTACTAGATCTGAATTTTTAACAATATCGGATAGTAATCCGAATCTTTTTGTTTTCGCAGCAGATAAAGCTACGCTTTCTTGGAATAGTGAAATATTTGGATGAGAACCAGTTAGTCCATCGAGAGTTAGATCAAATTCAGGTACGCCTCTCATTTTGAAACCGTGTGGTAAAGCGGTAGCTGGCGCATCGGTTGCTAGCATTTCTACTCTAACAAACGCTGACTTGTTTGAATAAGTACCATATTCAACGTAGCGACCAGTATTTACGTCCCACTCTCTATATGCGTCACCCATAGCTTTGGCAATGAAATTATCAGCAGTTGGGTCTAATGAAAGTCCAGAAAATCTTTCTAGTACATTTTGTGAATTTGTCTCAAATAGTTTTCTAATAACAACGTCAAAAGTTCCATATTTTGTTACTGCTAGATTCTTTGAAGCCTTAACGTTTTCAATTGAAACCTTAATATCTTTTGATAATTGTGAGCCATTATTTAAACCTATAAATTTAAATAATTCATTGTATGTGTTTGAACCACTGACTAAATCATCTACTACGACAGGTGACTCAGCACTCTCTGCTCCATCTATAGTTGTAAAATCAGCAAAGGTGTTATCACTTGTTAAATAAACTTTGTTGAATCCTGGAATAGATCCAGTAGAATTTTCAAAAGTCTCTCCTAGAAAATAAGCGACTGAAGTGTCTGAATATCTGGCTGGATTTGTATTTAATACGTTACGTATAAAGCTTTGTTTCGCTGTGTTTAGAGATAATTTCTTCTCAGCGCCATCTATAAAAAGTGAGAATGTTTGATCACTAACGCTTGAAGAAATATCTCCATTCTCTAATTCAATTGTTAAAGCACTATCTGCATAAATGTTTGCAATAAGAGAAGCTTTTGACCCGCTTACACCAAATAGTTGATATACGGTATCGGTTTGCCATCCGGCATCACCACTTTGACCAGCTTTTTGTGGAACTCCTGCTAATCTTACAACAGTGACTGGTGCTGCGTTTTGTAGAAATGCTTTTGCAGCATAAGTTGCTAAAGTTGGAGAAGTAGAAGCGCCAGTTCTCCAAACGTCTGTTGTTCCAACGTTACCATTTGAAGCAGCACCAAATACTCTTTCAAGCTCAGCAATTGATGATACCATGACAGGTTGCATCGCTGGACCTTTTGCAGTATTACCGATAACTACTGGTCCTTCAGCAGGAACAGCCGCTGGTAAGATCGAGTCGTCGATCTCATTTACTTGTACACCAGGTGATACAAATCTAAATTTTTCTATTGCCATAAAATATTCTCCTAGACTAAAATTAGCAAAAACTTATAATAAGTAGATGGAAGTTTCTCCAAAATACTTTATTTTGCATCAAAAGTTCCTTCACGTGCTTTTATGCATTTTGCAGCTATTTCCATCTTATAATTTGAGTCACCAAATATTCTTTTTGGTTCTGATAAACTAACAATTTCAAAGAAAACATTATCATAAAACACAAAGTCACCTTCGCGAACATACAAGTCTTGATCGACTGTTAATCTACGTTTGTGGAAGTGAACAACGATTGTTGGACGGCGATCGACTCCAAAGTTGTTTGTTGTTGTTTTAAAATCTTGCCATTCCACAAGCGCATAGACATGTACTGGTGGTAAGAAAGTTTTTTGTAACGCTTCGCCGTATAATGGATGAAAATTAGTATGTTCAAGGCTTATTGGATAATATACAATTTGTTGTCCAATAACTCTTTCAATTAATTCATCGTTAACCTGTTTTACAAGGTCTTTTTCTTTTTTATTTGTAAAGAGCGGTGCAGGAGGTGCCTCGGGTTGCGTCCACTCATTTTTCTTTTTGCGGGCCATAAAATAAATAGTTTGTAATATATCGTATAGATAATAAAAAACCCACCAAGCTTATTGGACAAGGTGGGTTTTATTATACAAATAGTTTTTAAAATATTAAACAGGCTTCATGGTTCCCATCGAAGGATTCCATTTGCCAGGAGCAGCAGTCGTTTGTTGTGGTTTTTGTACTTGTTGGGTCGCTGCGCCTACTTTTGCTTTAATTTTATGAGCAAAATCCGCAGCTGCTTTTTCATCATCACCCTTTGCAACCAATTGCCCATTCCATTTATTCTACCAATATTTTTATATATTTTTCCATACGCCGGATTGTTTTTTCCAGTCCCTTGTTCTTTTTTAATCTGCCTTATTCTTTTTCCAGTTTCCTCGCCATACAACTCTTCGACTGTTTTACCTTTACGATTTTCCCAATATTTTTTCCTTGCTTCTGATATTTTTCGATTTCTTTCCTCGGAATATTGTTTTTTCTTAATGTCAGCATCTGTTCGGTCAAAAGTTGGCTTAATCTTAGTATAATCTATTTTTTTTCTAACTTCTCTCATTTTATCTAGCATTTCTTTAGAATTCATTGCTTCTTTGGTTTTTTCAGAAACTTTTCTTTTATTTTCTTCGCTCATCAATGGAGCATCTGGGAACATTTCTCTATAAGTTTTTATATCTATTTTATGCTTAACTAAATGAAGATAAATAAAATTAAATTGTTTATTACATATTTGGCACGAAATCATATTTTAGCCCGTTAAATTATTTAAAAAACATAACAAAAAACTTCCGACAAATATTAAATTTGGAATCTTATCAATAACCTTACCAGCGTTTTCAACAATACTTGCATCTTTTTCAGCAAGCTTATCATACGTTGTCTCTTCAAGAACTTTCATTAATTCATCTTTTAGTTCTTTTTGTTCAGCCTTAGCTTCTGAGATAAGCGCAGGGCCGTTAAGAGTTATGCTTTCACCTGGAATTGGTATTGTTGCGAATTTACTACGTACATAACCAAGCATTTCTTTGCATAGTGATAGGGCAAATCTACGAATCCATTGTTTACCCATTGAATTTATTTTATCATATGGTATATTTTCAAATGGTAATGTATTAATGTTATTTACGCCACCAACCCCTGTATCTGTGCCAGCAGTTGCAGGATCTTCGGACCATGCATCATTTGGTATAGAAAATAGGAACCAGAACTTTAATGGGCTACTGGTGCTTGGGGTTGGAAATATTCTTATCTTATTATTACGGATTTGGAAAGAATAGTCTGAGACTCTTGTTTTAATGGCGTCTTCATAAGCCATTGCCTGTAATTTGTTCTGCCACGTAGGAATGATTTCAAATGTGCTATCATCAGCATATTGACCATAAGTGCTTAAGTTACCAACAACATTCAAACCACCGAAATAACCATAGAAGTTCCATGATGCGGCTGGTGTTTTATAATACATCTTGATGATATTGATTCTTTTGTTACCAACAAGGTTTTCGTATGGTACGCCACCCGATATAGCAGAGGCGCTTATAAGAGACTGTAGATCATAATCTTGAACACCTTCATATGTTTGAAAAGAACCGCTATAAACGGTGTCTGTGCCGTTTAAATCGGCTTTTCCTGAATACGCTAGTGCAACTTGATTAGCATATCCAAGATTGAATTTAGGATACTTTAATTCGGTATGTGATAGATCTTCGGCGCTGGAACCAGTTAGTTGACCATTGCTATCAAATTGACCAACTTGGGCACCAAGTGCGCGTGAAATAACGTTCTTTGATTGTATAAGGTTAACAAGATATGAATATTCAAGTGTAGCTTCTTCATAAGCAGCATAAACTTGAGTTTCAACAAGTTCTATATCAAGAACATCACCACCAAGCTTTTTATAAACGTAGGATACCTCTTCAGAAGCACCTTTGCGGAACATATCAATCTGTTCGGTTGTCCAATGGTCATTAGACACATAGATACCAAATGGTAATGAAGATGTTGTAACGTTTGCTGCACTACCAGTTGGTGGTAGTATAACTTTGCTAATAGGTGAAGCTGGTGTTAAGACAGGCAATGCCATATAATTTATCCTCTATAGAATAAATAGTTTTATATATTATATAAAGATAATAAAAAACCCGCCAAGCTGTTATGCAAGGCGGGTCAAATAAAACATTTTATTCTGCTTGTGGAATACCCATTGTTTGTTTAGCTTGTGCTGCTTTTAACTTGCCAAGCATCCCTCCACCTTTAGCTGATTTTTTTTGTGCTAGTGCGGCAGAATGTTTACCAGATGTTTTTTGAGTGACGACATTATCAAACATAGGCTTTAAATTTTTTAACGCTCCTGATTTAAGTGCTTCATAAGGTCTTTTGTGACCGTCTATGGTCCCAGCAGATGCATCTATTTTAGAAAAAATGTCTCCTAATTTCTTCATATAATTTGCCTCTTGCCCATAAGTACCAATTAAGCTATTTAATTGTTTTAAATCATTAATGAGAGTTCCTTCTGGGTCTTTACCAAACAGTCTATCCTTCATTGTAGCCTGTTTTCTGGTGTTTTTTTCCTTGTAAGCAGCTACTGCGGCAGCAGATCTATCGCCCTTTGGAGAATTACCGTATTGACTTTTAGTGGAAGCTTGCAAATCATCATAAGCAGGTTCACCAGCCCCTCCACCTCCTTGGTAAAAAGCTTCATCTAATGTTGTAAGCTCCTCTCCCAATCTTTCTAATTCTTCCTTAATAACTTGTTGTAGATAGCTTTTAGTGATTTTCATATTGTTATCCTTATATAAAATTGTGCAGTTTACACTTCACTATTAAATAGTATAAACACTTAACAAGTTCCCAACTATTTAGTGTATCATGAAACTTATAATAACTGAAAAGAAAGATCGTTGCACTTCAATAGCTGATCGCAAATACGGCAGCAAGACTGGTTTATACAAATCAATGGGAATCTCTAAATGCAGAGATGGCAAGATTTGGAAGGATATTAAATCTGAGAATGTTGATGAAAGCTTGCTTGAACAAGAAGTTATGCTTGAATATGAAGCTCTTCAAGAATTAGGAGAAAATACAGCTACGTTAGATGAAGGTGAGCATGTTTGTGAAGCTTGTTTATATGAACTATTGAGCTGCAATGAATGTGGGCTTGAAGAGGCAGAGTATCGTGGCCGCAAGGTAACTCTAAACAAACCAATGCGTGGCGATGTAAAAAAGTTTCGCGTGTACGTGAAGGATCCTAAGACCGGCAACGTTAAGAAGGTTAACTTTGGAGATCCTAATATGCGTATCAAAAAGAGTAATCCTGCTCGCCGGAAATCTTTCCGTGCGCGTCACAATTGCAAAAATCCCGGCCCAAAGACCAAGGCCCGTTTCTGGTCATGTCGCAAATGGTAGTAGTACTATCTATTAAATAATACCATATATAGTATAACAAGCTTTAAATACAAGTAACCCGCCAGTTTGAGGATATTGTTTCCAACATAGCCTTGGCGGGTTTTATTATATATAATTATCTATCAAAAATTCATTTGATATATATTACTTCCGCAACCATAGACTTTTTCGACACCAGCTTCCTGTGCGACTTGTTTTTCGGTCTTACCGGGCTGAGCACGATATTGGAAACGGTTAAAGCGTTGCTTGCCATTCGTATACCAATAATCAATATCAGTCGTACCTACCAGCTTCATACCATTTTTTTCATAGACTGAACCACTACCGAAGCGTAAATCTGCATAAGATAAAATTCCACTATAGCCTTCACTTTTTGCCCACTGAACAGCTTTATTAAATAA